CTTATCTTCCTGATCCTTTTGCCTCGGCCATGAGCGCCGCGTAGGCGATCAGGTCTTCGAAGCTGTCTTGGTGCCACTCTTCGCGGGTGAAGCCGCGCACTGACTTGAGCGTGGTCATGAACAGCCAGCCCTCGCTCTCGGTCAGGTCGCGACCGGTGATGGCGTTGAACGCCGCCACGGTCTTGCCCATCGACCGCTCGCCCTGCGGCTCGTCATACGCCTTGCCGCGTTCGTGCATGAGCGCAGCAGCGCGCCCCAGCAGCTCAGGGGCCTTGGGCGGGTACGGCTGGCCCTCCTCGACGAACTCACCGGCCTGCGCCTCATGGCTGTTAAAACAGGCCATCGTCTTGATCAGGGTGTCGTGCTCCACGCCGCAGGTGGAACAGATATAGCTGTCAGCTTTCTTGCTCATTTCTTCCTCCTCTTGAGGGCTTCCAGCAGCACCTCTTGGGTGCTCTTCTTCGTGGTCAGCCGCTCCATGACCAGATCATCGACCGTGTCGCGGGCGAGGATCGGGTAAACAAAGACCGGGCGATCGTACCCAGCCTGCTTCTGGCGCATCGGGCCGATGCGCTCGATGATCTGCATATGCTCTTCGAGGTTCCAGTTGACCCCGTAGAAGGCCAAGATGTTACCGCCGTCGGCGAGGTTCAAGCCGTGCCCTGCCGACGCAGGGTGAGCGAATAGGATCGAAATCCGTCCCTCGTTCCACTGCCGGATCGTGTCAGGGTCAGCGTCCAGCACCCGACCTTGACGGAAGCGACCCCGTAGCCGCTCCAGATCGTGCTTGAAATTGTAGGCCACGAGAACCGGCGCGCCGTTGGCTTCTTCGATGATGCTTTCGAGCGCATCCAGTTTAGCATCGTGGGCTGCCTCCCAGTTACCGTCGTCGTCCACGTACAGCGCGCCGTTGGCAAGCTGCAAGCACTTCTGCGTCCGCACAGCCGCGTTGGCCGCCTCGACGCCCTCCTCGTTCAGGACGGCGAACATCTCCTTCTCCATCGCGTCGTACACCTTGCGTGCCATGGGTGGCAGCTCGACGTAGACCGGGCTGGTGATCGGTTCATCGACTTGCAGGCCTTGCACCGTCAGGCAGATGTCGCGCAGCTTGTCCTCGACCTCCTTCTGCGTGTGCTCGTAAGGGACGAGGCTGTAGCCGTCGTAGCCCTTGCGGAACCAGCGCTGCTCGAAGGCGCTGAACGTGCGCCCCAGCCGCTCGCCCTGATCGAGGAACCAGATCTGGCCCCAGAGATCCTTCACGCCGTTTGGCGCGGGCGTCCCTGTGAGGCCGATGAAGCGGCTGACGTGGGTGTGAACCACCTGACCCAGCGCACGCGCTCTGGAGCCGCCCTGACGTATCCTGAAGGACTTCAGGCGCGTGAACTCATCGGCCACGACCGTCTTGAACGGCCACGCGTCGCCCAGCTCTTTGCGCAGCCAGACGAGGTTGTCGTAGTTGGTGCAGTAGATGTCCGCCTCGGCGGCCAGCGCCCGCTCACGCTGCTTGGGCGTGCCGGTGATGACGCTGACCCGGAGGTGGGACAGGTGCGGCCACTTCTTGACCTCGTCAGGCCATGTCGATCGAGCGACGCGCAGCGGTGCCAGCACTAGCGCCGGGAAGACGTCCTCGACCACGCTCAGGGTGTCCAGAGCGGTCAGGGTCGTCACGGTCTTCCCGCCGCCCATCGGCATCCACAGGGCCGCACGGCGCACCTTGTACAGGTGCGCCATGGCCTCTTCTTGGTAGGGGTGTGGCTTGAAGGTCATTACCCTTTCACGATCGAGATCTTGCCGCCCATCTCTAGGATGGTCAGCATCAAGGCCTGCTCCCGGCTCATCCCCGCTTTGAGGCGGGGCTGAGCGCGGGTTTCGATCTCGTCGGCAAGGCTGTAGGCGATGGCCTTGATCTCACGCTCGGTCTTCATGCTTCGAGCCTCCAGCCGAAGCTCTTGATCGGGCCAGATACGCCGTAAAGGCCTTTGCTGAGTTCGTACTGAAACCGGGCGTAGCGGCGCAGTGCGGCGGCCTTGGTCAGGCCCTCGTACACAGCGCGGTCACCGTTTTCGTAGACAGCGTAGGCTTCGTAGGTCTTGGACATTGGTTACTCCTTCGTTGCTGATGCGCCCTTATACTCCATGCAACGTCAGGTTGCAACCCCCTTTCTCACTTTTTTTACGATGTCGTCGATTTCCTCGACCGTCCGGGCGATAAACACCGGGATGCCGTAGTTCTTCATGCGCTCAATCTCCCGATCCTGCACCTTGCTGACCCGATCGCCGAAGGCCTTTATCTCGACGAAGGCCATGTGGGGCCAGTCCCACCAGATCAGGCAGTCTGGGCAGCCGTTGCGGCCCTCCCAGCGCACCTTGCGGTACTGGCCCCCGCTGCCCTGCACGACGTGCTTGAGGTGGTCTTGCAGCTTGCCAGCGGGCGTCATGGCTACTCCTTCCTGTAGCGGTGGGCCTCGAACCCGGCGGCGGCCAGCGGCAAGCCGACCGACCAGCTTGGGTTGGTCCCCATCATGCCAGCAAGGGCCTCATGCGTGAAGGAAGGATCGTCCGGCACTTCGCAGACCAGCTCGTCGTGGACGCGCAGGACGACGCTGTAGCCAGCCTCCTCGGCCTTGCGCATGCCGGTCATGAACACGTCGCGCGCCACGGCCTGAACGATGTTTTCGACCAGCTTGCCGTAGTACGTCTCCAGCAGCTCCCACTTGCGGGTGTACTGGTTGATGCCCTCGTAGACGAGCTGCCCATCCTCGTTGATGTGCATGTTGCGGTAGCACAGGTAGCGACCGCTCGGCAGGCGGATGCGGACGTAGTCCACGTCGTCCGGCCCCTTGGCGCTGTCCACGCGCAGCAGGCCGCGAACCTCGAAGCTCTCGTCCGGTGCCCGGACTGCCGAGCGCACCGCGCCCTCGACGTCGTACCACAGCTTCTTGGTCGCCGGGTGCGCCGCGCGCCACGCCTGCACGATCTCCATGATCGCGTCGTCGTCCATGGCGTTGAACACGTCGCCGCCCATCTTGCGGTAGGCACCGAGGCCGCCGCCGTAGCCCCCGGCCAGCTCAGGCACCTTACCCTGCGTCTGGCGCTCGGACTTCGTGATCTCGTAGGGATCCTTGTCGAGGATGCGCCCGGCGGTCACCTTGTACAGGTCAGGGCCTTCACCCCGGTCGTACAGCTTGAACGCCTCGATCTTCCAGTCCTCGCCAGCCAGCCACGCCAGCACGCGCCCTTCGATGTTCGACAGGTCGGCGATGACCAGCTTGTTGCCGGGTTCGGCCAGCAGCGACCCGCGCACGGCGAAGGCGCAGCGCTCGCTGACGTTGTCGTAGATGATGTCCTCGCAGTCGTGCTTGAAGGCCTCGATCGTGGCCTCCTGCACGTCCCCGTCGAACCAGTCGGGCGATCGGGGCAGGTTCTGCGGCTGGAAGATGCGGCCCGCGTCGCGCCCAGTGCGGGCGGCCCCGCAGAACTGGATCGTGCCGCGCAGGCGGCCATCGCTCGACGTCGCCTCGATCAGCACCTTGTACTTGGCCGGAGACGTCGCTGCGGCCTGCTGGCGGATCTCCAGCAGCTCGCGCACCTTCGGGTCCAGCTCAGCGTCCTTGAGCAGGCTCTCGACCGTGCCCTTGGTCAGGTCTTCGGCCTCGAAGCCCCGCACCTCGCGCAGGTAGTCGATGAAGCGCTGGCGCTGGGTGGTCGAGGAGACGTGCCCGCCTGTCAGAGCGGCTGAACGAGCGGCCAAAGCTCGCGAAGCTCGTTGAAAAGCTCGGATTGCGGATTGCGCGAGTTCAAGGTCGATGGCGACACCACGGTCATTAATTCTTTGGTCAAGCCGCCAAAGGTGCTGCTCACCGTGTGTACTGTTCCAATTCGGCAGACGTCCATGTATGTGTCGCATCGCGTCCACATCGAGCCGGGCGTATTCGACAAAGCCTTGCCACTCATCCGGATGCGTCTCCCGCGTCGCGCGCCGTATCTTCCAGTTCTTGGGGCACGGCTTGGTGAACAACTGAATGTACCGGCGGCCCGCCTTGTCCTTCGACTTATCTTGCGGAACACCGAGAACGTCGCAGAGCTGACCCAGTGACCCCGGAAGGCTGTGGGCCAGCGCCGTGACCATGGTGTCATCAATCTTTTCCACAGGCAAGTCTACTCCGCAGTGCCGGAGCACCGTGCGGTCGAAGGCGCTGTTATGGATCACAACGCGATCGGCTTTGCCGATGGCTTGGGTCAACGCCTCGCGCCAGTTGACGGCGTCCTGCGTGTCCCAGACCTGCACCGGCTCGTCGTCAACGGCCAGCGCGACGAGCAGCACCTCCGCGCCCTCGGCGTACTTGTGCGCGCCGTGCTTGATCGGGATGTCGGAAAAGGTTTCGAGGTCAAGCCAGAGCGTGGCCATTAGCGCCGCCCGTGCAGGATCTCGCTGACGCGCCCGATGTTGATGTTGTGCGCCTCGGCAATCTCCTGATGCGACAGCTCGGGGAAGTCCTCGGCCATGGAGCGGACTGACGAGTGGATCTCGGCGGTGACCCGACGGCTGGTGACCGGCGCGCGGTTGTACGACCGGCGGTACATGTGCTGGATCAGGCTCTCGATCTCGCGGGCGATGCCCTGCTGCTCGTCGGCCAGTTCACGCTGGCGCAGGACCAGCGCGTTGAGACGGTCGCGGACTTGGGGGATGGTAAGTGACATGCTGGTACACTCCTCTATTCTGGTGAGCCGCGCGCTTCGTGTATCAGCAACGCAGGAGTTCACCCGCACCCGCGCGCGGCTCGCCAGAATAGAGGACGTGGCGGGGCGCGGTTAACCCTAGGGGGAGTTGGAGGACACCCCGCCACGTCGCTCTTATACGGTCAAAGGAGGTCCATGCCAAGGGCCGACTTGTACAGGTCGAGGATGGTCTCCATCTCGCGCCTGTCGTCCGGCTGCATCTTCCGCAGGCGGATCACCTGCTTCATGATCTTGGCATCGTACCCGACGGCCTTGGCTTCAAGGAACACGTCCTTGATGTCGTCGGCGATGGCCGCCTTCTCTTCCTCCAAACGCTCGACGCGTTCGATCAGAAGCCGCAGGCGGTCGTCGGTCACGTTGTGGCCTTCGACGCTCACAAGATGTCCTCCGCGTCGGCCTTGGCCTTCGCCAGAGAGGCGAACTCATCGGCGCTGGCAGGGCTGGACCCGCCACCGAAGTTCTCGCCTTCACCGGTCAGCATGACGCCGCGCAGCGTGCAGTTGATGCGGCGGCCCCACTTGTTGTCCTGCGCCCAGACCTCGACCGAGGCGTTGACGACAGCGCCGCTGAACGCCTTGCGCTCAACGTCGCCCTTGCTGCTGACCTCTTCGCCGTACTGGTCATAGACGCTCGGCTGGGTCTTGGCATTGCGGGTGGACAGGTAGTGCATCCCGTCGAAGCCCTGATAGGGTTCGCCGGTCTTCTTCGAACGGTAGACCTTCTTGGTGAAGGCCACCTTGCCGTCTTCTTCCAGCATCTTCAGGACGCTGTCGGCCTTGTCCTTCCACGCCTCCTTGGCCTCGGCCAGCACAGCGGCTTCGATAGCCTTCTGCTGCTCCGAGTTCGGCTTGATGGGGAACTTGGCACCGTAGGCCGGTTCACCTTCGCCGAAGGACTGGGGTTCGGCCAGAGCCGGGAAAGCCAGAACGACGTTCTTGAGCATGATGCGAGTAGCCATTGTCAGTTATCCACTTCTTCAGTCTTCAGTTTGCAGGAGGTCACGGAAATCATCCGCGACCGATTGAACGGCAATTGCTTGCCGCTTGTCGTTGGCCGGAGCCACAGACGGCTTGCCCGAACTCTGGGTGATCAGGTCTTGAACCTTGGCCCAGCGCTTGGGGTTTTCCTTGAACAGCTTCTCCGCCTTTGTCGGCGAGATCAAGCTGAAATCGTACATCTCGTCCTGCCGCAGGCGGAAGGACTTAAACAGGGCCTCAACGTCGGCTTCGCTGCCCCACTTGCGTGCGCCGCGCTTGCCCTCGACGAGCTTGTAGCCATCGACCTGCTGGCCTGCGAACAGGCGACGCTCGACCTCGGCGCGCACAGCCTTGCACCACTGCTCGACCAGCTCAACCTTGGACATGGCGATGGGCAGGTAGTTATCACCGGTCTGCATATCGACGGCCTCGGGCACGAAGTCCGCGAACTCGTCGATCGTGGCCGCAGCCGAGCCGCCGACCACTTCGGTGATCTCGGCCCGGAGCGCCGGGCAGCTCGCCTTGGCGCTACAGAACTTGCACTGCTTCTCGCCGGGGTTGAGAAGGTCATCGACACCGTCAAGCGAAAGCGCCAGATCGACCTGACGCGACGCGTCTCCGGCCCGCGCAGCAAAGTCCTGTAGCTGATCGACCGTCAGCCAGTGCTCCGAGACGTGGTTCAGACGCGGCTGGTGGATGGTCATGACGACTTGCTCAAAGTCACCGACGATGCCGTACTCCTCCAGCGCGCCCAGCCCGTAGAACTGCGCCTGCTCGTTGTCCTCGGCGACGACCTTGACGCCCATGCCGTACTTGAGGTCGATCACCTCGATGGTCTTGCCAGCGGTGTCGAGGATGATCGCGTCGCTGGTGCCGGTGGCACCTTCCTCGCCGGTGATATGGCCGATCGGCACCTTGCGCTCGACGAGCAGCGTCTTGCCCTGCGCCTTCTGGCGCACCAGCTTGACGTAGTCATCGACGTGGTCGGCCATGTCCTCGGTCACGGGCCAGAGCACCATCTCGTCACCGTCGCGGAACTCGACCTGCTTGCCGACGTAGGGCCGGGCGCTCTCGTCGCCGTTCTCCAGCACGATGGCGGCCAGCTCATGTGCCGCGCTGCCCTCACGGGCGTAGACGCTGCCGCGATCTGGGTACTGGGCCTCCAGCACCACGCTGCCGGGGCAGCGCATCCAGCGATGCGCGCCCGACGGGCTTAGCTTGGCGTGCGCCATTAGAGCGCAGCCTTCAGCGTGGCGACCAGTTCCGGCCACTGGGCCGGGTCAAGCGAGGACGCCTTCTCAACGCCGAACTGGCTCAGGATCTCCTGCGCCACCGGCTTGCCCTTCTCCTTCACGACCTGCAGCACGAAGGGTGCCACGTCGGTGTCGAAGTCCAACTCGTCAGAGGCCGATGCTGGCGGCGTAGTCTCGTTCACAGGCTCCGGGGGCGGTGCCGCTTCGGCCACCTCCAACTCGATGTCGGCTGCTTCCTTGATGGGCGACCAGCTCATGGCGCGCTCAGTGCCCGCGCCGGTGTTCAGCTTGGCTGCGAGCGACGCAGCCTTGCCAGCCAGCTCCGCGAGCGTCTCGGCAGTGATCTCGATCTTATACATTAGCAGTCTTCCTTCTTCAGTTTGTTCAGTTGATCGCGGAGATGGGCGATCTCATCGTCCCGTCGCTGCAAGGCCATTTCTAAGCCGTCGATCTCAACGCGCAGTTCGTAAACCTTGTCGTCGAGCTTGTTGGCCTCGCGCTCAAGGTCGGCGTACAGTTCCTTGTGCTCGCCGATCTTGTAGTCCAACTCGGCCAGAACGTCGTCCAGACGCTCGCCCAGAGCGATGGCCAGCTCGCGGTTCGGGTTGTACTTGGCCTCCTCGATCAGGCGGCCATCTTCTTCGTAGCGGTAGGTGCTGCGGTCGGACATGTTTCCCTCCTTACGCCTTGCGTGCCACGACCTTGACGG